GCTTTGGCACACTTAACTCTTCTTGGAAGAAGCATTATAACGGAATTTAATAACAGGACTTCGTAATGAAAGATGTAAAGCGATCAGCAGGTGAAATCGGAGAAGGTATCGTTTTTGAGTTCTTCAAAGACGCTAAGCGTACACATAATTGGTACGATGATAAGAAAGATGGCACTATCAATGGGATGACGTATGAAGTTAAGACTATGCGTCTTAACCATGTGTCTCAGTCATTTTGGATTGATACTAAGCAATGGCCAAAGTGTGATGGCGTTGATCTACTCTTCTTTGTTAGAGTTCCTGAGAAGGAAGAAGATGGTATCACGTTGTACCTTAGCATCAATCATAAGAACAAGAAGTCTATGGCTTATCCGAGCGATGGGCGTGTTTGTCGCAAGTATCCATTGACAGAATGCATTCCATTGTGTATAATTAAAGATAACCGTGTTCAAGAATTACTTGAGCATTCGAAAGCACTTTCCAAACATAAGAGGTTTGTATGATTCTTATCATCGAAGGCATGGATCGTTGTGGTAAATCGACACTCGTCGAACAGCTGCGTAAACGGTATTTTCTCAATAACACTCGAGTTCTCGTCCATCACTCGTCGTCTCCGCCAAAGGTGGTTAATCCAAATGAGTGGGAAGTGCATCACTACAAGTCACTACTTGATGCGAGCTACATGCTGAACTATGCTCATGATTTTGACGTAATCTATGATCGCTTCCACCTCGGTGCTATTGTCTATGGCAAGAAGTATCGCAACGCAGATCCAGAAGACATCTATGCAATCGAAAACATGTACATCCATCCTAATGATGAGATTGCTCTCGTTCTTCTGACTGATCATACCTCTGCGATCCTTGAACGTGACGACGATGACTCACTCGAATCGTCTGCTGAAGAGTTTGATGAAACCCGCGTAGCCTTTGAGCAAGCGTTTGCTAGGTCGATTATTCCAAACAAACTTCACATCAATATTAGTGAGAATGGTGGCTTCATCAATACATATGATGCTGTTACTCAATTTCTTAACGGAGTCCGCAATGCAGAGAGTCAGTGATATCAGAGCTAAGCTCATTCAAAAATACAAAGACCAAGACTTTGTTGTTGATAAAACTGGTGTGAAGACGATCGAGGTGATCGGTGAGTCCTTCATTGCCGATGAAGACTGGATCATTCGTAAACCGAATTACGAGTACATCGAGCGTGAGCTCGAGTGGTATAAGTCTCAGTCACTCTATGTTAAAGATATCCCAGGCGAGACTCCTGCTATCTGGAATCAAGTTGCTTCCAAAGGTGGCCGCATCAACTCAAACTACGGATACCTCATTTGGTCGAATGAAAACTTCACCCAATACGAAAATGTTCGTATTGAACTGATGAAGAACCCGAATAGTCGTCGTGCGGTTATGATCTATAATCGTCCTTCTATGCATCGTGATTATTGTGATGATGGTATGTCAGACTTCGTCTGCACATATGCAAACACTTTCATGATTCGTGATGGTAAACTCATCAGTCACTATCTAATGCGCTCGAATGACGCAGTGTTTGGTTATGACAACGACATTCATTGGGCTATGCATGTTCAAGATATGCTTGCTCGTGATCTTGGTGTTGAATGTGGTGATATCATTTGGACTGCTACTAACCTTCATGTGTATGAACGTCACTTTAAGTTTATCGAGGAGTTGATGAATGAACAGCCCTAAATGGGATCACCGTTATCTTAAACTCGCTTATCAGATTGCTCAGTGGTCGAAAGATCCATCGAGTAAGATTGGCGCAGTCGCGGTTGGATCTAAAGGGCAAGTTTTGTCCCAAGGCTTCAATGGCTTTCCTCGCGGCTTGAAAGATGACTTCACTCGTTTGAACGATCGTGAACTGAAGTACAAATATGTTGTTCATGCTGAGATGAATACTATTTACAACGCCACGTATAATGGTGTATCATTAGATGGAGCAACTCTGTATGTCTATGGCCTTCCGATCTGCTCTGAATGTGCTAAAGGTGTTATCCAAGTTGGAATCAAACGCGTTGTAATGCCAAAGCAGGAAATGCCAGAAAAGTGGCGTGATTCTTGGCTGACGAGCATGAACTTCTTTGATGAAGCTGGAGTTGACTTTGACTTCATTGAGTTTGCATAAATATAGCACGCATTGAGTTTGCATTATATTATGAAAGGTATATCCATGAATAAAGTAGCCATCATCATGGCACGTGGTATCGAAGGTTGTGGTGTCACGAAGTATACTGTAGAACAGGTCAAGTGGCTTAAAGCTAATGGCTATCAGACTAAAGTGTATGCAGCAAAAGATAAGACGTTTTCCCGTAAGAACGCTCACGACCTAGGCGAAGTAGATCTATTCAAGTTTGCTGACAACGAACACATCAACCGCTTCATCGATGAGTGCAATCAGTCCGACTATATCTTTATTAACTCACTTCCAGCTCTTGGAAATCTTCGTGGTAAAGGTGCTGGCGACGAAGCAATCGACAACTGGATTAAAGCTCTTAAATCGTTTAAGAAGCCAGTGATTCTGATTCAGCACGATCATACCATCTATTCTATCAAGCGTAACGCAGCACTTGACGAGGCGATTGATGCGGCCACATTGATCTTCGCCCACGCCCGCACGAATGACTTCTCCGACTACGTTAAGGAGAGAAATGCTGGTGCATCGCTGATGTCTTTCTTTGGTGATGAAGAAGAGTCATCGAAAAAGATCTTGAACTTCCAGCCAGGACTTGACTTTGAGTTAAACCGTAAACTGTACTGGAAAGATATTGCAGAGCAAGACGAGAAGCATCACAAGTGGATAGGTCGTTGTACCTCTTGGAAAGGTTTCGACCTCATGTTCCAGTGGCACAATGGTTACCTTATGCCAAACGGACATCTTACTACATTCGAAGGTATCGAGAAATCGCCCGCGTTCATAGCCTTTAAAGAGTTGAGTGACTTCCATAATGAGATTAAATCTGACGCGGAAGGATTCAACCTAAGCAATCGCTATGGTGATAAGGCTTCTGTCTTTGGTCCATATGTTAACAACAAGTTACTTCACCGCATGTCACGCTCTGGTTTTGGTTATCAACTGTCTATTCTGAAACCAAAGTTCATTGAGAAGTCGATTGAGTATACTCATTGTGAAGTCGCTTCTGTTGGTACAGTCCCTGTGTTCCGTAAAGAGTATGGTGACGTCTGTGTTCATAGAGTCACAGGTGATCCTCTATCTAAATCAAAAGATAATTTTACTATTTGGCTTTCAAAAGAGAAGTCAGACATGGAAAATGCAATAAATACAGTCAAGAGACTCGCTACCGATCCAGTCCTACGTGATGAGTGGCGCGAAGGTGCATATGCTTTCTACAAAGCTCACCAAAACTCTGAGCATGTATTTGAAGATCTTATGGAAAAAGTGAAGGATAACCTATGACATTTACGCATGCATCAATCGTTCCTCTCATCGGTGGTGAAACTATAGGTGCTGAGCGGGCATTTGGTCGCCGCCCAGAGTACATGATGTCGTATAAAGCTTTCGCTGCAAACGACGCTCACATCGTCAACCATTATGGAAAAGACGTTCCTTACTACGTACTCGATGATGGTGGTAAACCTCATATGAACGTAGATGTAGTATCGTCTGTGTGCCCCTGCGCGGGCTTGAGTCAATTGTCCCATGGCTTTGGCGATCACAATGAGAACAACAAGTGGATGCGTATCACTACTGAGTATGTCCTTGGTGATCTGAAACCTCAAGTCTTGTGGGGTGAAAACGCTCCGGGCTTTGCTGGTAAGATTGGCGAGAATGTTCGTAATGAGTTGAAGGCAATTGGTAAGAAGAACGGCTACACCATGTCGGTCTATCGCACTAAGACCCTTCTACATGGTGGTCCTCAGATTCGTGAACGTTCTTTCTACTTCTTCTGGAAAGGCGATAAGACCCCGCTTCTTCATTACTATAAACGGCCATACACCAAGATTGACGACGTTCTGCTTGGTATTAAATCAAACTATCAGATGGATGTGATCAACAAGAAGACTCCGTCGAAGGACGACCTCTATTACAAGTTCATCCTTGAAGAGATTCATGGTGGTATCACGCACCGTCAGTTCTCTGATATCGTTGAGCCGCAAAAGGTTCGCAATAGTGATGTCTTCTCGTATATCGAACGTATGGGCTACAACTATATGCAAGTCGCCGAGTGGATGGCTAAGAATGGTTATGAAAAAGAAGTTGAGAAGTGTAAGTATCGTCATGAGAAGCTTGGCCGCGGCGAAAATATCATGCGGCGGGGCACGATTATTCCAAAGGACTACATCGGCGCGTTTGTCGGTCACTATCCTACGATGTTGACTCATCCTCACGAAGATCGTTATATCACTTATCGTGAAGCTATGACAATCATGGGCTTACCTGAGAACTTTGAATTAGTCAATGCTTCTTCTAAAAATGCAAATCACATTTGTCAGAACGTTCCAGTACAAACCGCGACTGATATGGCAACTGAAGTTGTAGAATACCTTAAGGGTAATCGTTCTTTGGTTGACACAGATTACATTTTGCAGTATAATCATACTCAGAAAGCAGAGTACTCTGCTAAAGAACAAACCTTGGAGAACTTCTTTTGAACCAACACTTTATTATGGACTTTGAGACTCTTGGTCAAGATGTATTTGAAATCCCTATGCTTGATTGCGCTTATGTAGCATTTGACTGGGATCGTTTTACATCTGATAACCCCTACAGTCTTGAAGAAATCGTGGGTCTTGCTCGTAAAGACAAACTCGAGATGACGCATCAAGTTCGCGAACATGGTGCTAAATATGTTCAACGTGATCTTGATTGGTGGTTATCACAATCCGAAGAAGCAAAAAAGACTCTTAAGCCAAGTAAGTCTGACGTTCGTGTTGAAGTCTTTATCGATAATATCATTAATTACATGAGTGGTGTCGGTAAGATCAACTATTGGTGGTCTCGTGCAAACACCTTCGATCCTATCATTCTTCAGCGTTGGGCTAAAATCGTCGGACGAAAAGATGAGATCGAAGAACTCTTGAAGTTCTGGACAGTACGTGACACCCGTACATGGATCGACGCCAAGCTTAATTTCCCTAAGAAGAATGGTTTTATTCCTCTCGCCGATGAAGAGTATTGGAACAAAACCTTTGTACACCATGATAGCCGATTCGATATCGCTGCAGACATCCTTCGTTTACAGACCATCGCTCGGCTCGAAAACGATATGGAGCAACCTGCACGATGAGTACGAACGATCCAAAGGTTGGAGGAATGCGAGAAGCACTTGGTATGCCATACGCCCGCCATATTCCGCTTGAAGCAATTGCTGCAGCTGCTGCTTCTCTTGAGTATGGCGCTAAGAAGTATGCTGACCGCAATTGGGAAAAGGGTCTTCCGTGGCAGCAGATGATCGATAGCCTGAAACGTCATGTTGAAGACTTTGAACGTGGTCGTGATTATGATGATGGCCCAGATGGATCTGACCTTCATCAAGTCTGCATGATCATGGCTTCCGCTATGATGTTGTCTGCTTCAGTTATTCGTGAAATCGGTGTAGATGATAGACTTCCTCCTGTAGATGAAAAAGCTTTATCTGCTAAAGAATGCGCAAAGTTTATCAAAGGCCAACTTGAAAATTCTAGACCAGTGAAAGGTAAATAATGGAAATCAAAATAGAAATCGAAAAGCTGAGAAAGAAAAAGCTCTTTATTGCCACGCCTATGTATGGTGGACAATGCGCTGGATTGTATACTAAATCGACCAATGACCTAGCTATGAGCTGTGCTAAGTACGACATCGATGTAAAATTCTACTACTTGTTCAACGAGTCGCTTATCACTCGTGCCCGTAATTATTGTGTAGATGAGTTTCTTCGTTCCGACTATACTCATCTTATGTTTATTGACTCCGATATTGGATTCCATTATAAGGATGTATATACTCTTATGCATCTTTGTGAGTCTACCGATGAATACGGCGTGATCACTGGTGCTTACCCAAAGAAGACTATTGCTTGGGAAAAGATTCGTACTGCGGTTGAAATGGGATTTGCCGATCCAAATCCATTCCAACTGGAAAACTTTGTAGGCGATTACGTCTTTAATCCAGATGAAAACACTACGTCTTTTAGAATTGATGAACCAGTGAAGATCCGTGAAGGCGGTACTGGTTTTATGATGATTCATCGCAGTGTGTTTGAGAAATACAGTAAAGCTTATCCTGAGCTAAGCTATATTCCTGATCATGTTCGCACTGAGCATTTTGATGGTAGCCGCGAAATCACTGCTTTCTTTGACTGTGTTATTGATCCTAAGAGTAAACGGTATCTTTCTGAAGACTACATGTTTAGCCAATACGCTCGAGCAATTGGTATTAACGTATGGCTCTGCCCATGGATCCAGTTGAAGCATGTTGGATCTTATACGTTTGGTGGTTCACTCTCTGCAATGGCTGCGATTCAATCGTCTCCTACTGCTAGTGCAGCATCAAATCAGAAAAATTATTTGACAGATTCACCAAAAGGTGATATACTGGACTCCGTACAACAACCAAACCGCCAACAGCGGCGTGCTGCAATGAAAAAAGGTAAATGATTATGAAATTTAGTAATGAAACTATTAGTGTTTTGAAGAACTTCTCAATGATTAATCCTGGCTTGGTGTTTAAGCCAGGATCGGTTATTCGAACAATGCATCCGCAAAAAACCGTTATGGCTTCGGCTACGGTCTCTGAGAACATCGAAAAATCAGCCCGTGTGTATGATCTTTCGCGATTCCTTGCAACTCTTTCGTTGTTTGATGATCCTGATGTAGAGTTTACTGAAGATAAATTCATCATTTCTTCGGGTAAAAGCAAAGTATCTTATACGTACGCAGCAGAAGCAATGGTAGTTGCTCCGCCTGAAAAAGAAATCAACTTCCCTACGCCAGAAGCAGTTGTCACTGTTAAGTGGAAAGATCTTGATTCCGTGATTAAAGCTTCGGGGGTCTTGAAGCTCTCTGAAGTCGCCTTCACCAGTGATGGTTCAAACGTGTCACTTTCGGCAGTTGACTCGAAGAACCCTACAGCAGATTCTTATAGTGTTATCATCGCAGAAAACACTGGTGCATCGCCGTTCAGAATGATCGTAAAAGTAGAAAATTTGAAACTCATGCCTCATGACTATGAAGTTTCTCTCTCAGCAAAAGGTCTTGCCCATTTTAAGTCGAGCAAGGCTGAATATTATATCGCACTTGAAGCAAAATAAGGAGTTAATATGCAACTTACAGTAAACGACATCGCAGCAGCCCTACAGGTTATTGATATTGTATCGGCACGTGGTGCTTTTCGTGGAGACGAACTTTCTCAAGTTGGAGCTCTTCGTGACAAGCTTGCAGCCTTCGTGAAGGCCAGCCAAGAAGCTCAGGCTGCAGAAGAAGCGGTTGACACCCCTGCAGAAGCAGAGTAATATAGACTATACTACTATAGCGATTACGTTTCGGCGTAATCGCTTTATCTTTTTATTATGATTGGAGTGAACATGGAAGAATTCTTGTGGGTGCAAAAGTACCGTCCGCGCACTGTTGATGAAGCTATTCTACCGAAAGAACTAAAGGACACGTTCCAGAAATTCGTTGATGATAGAAACGTACCGAACCTTCTCTTGTCTGGTCGGGCAGGTGTAGGTAAGACTACTGTTGCTCGAGCAATGCTTGACGAACTCGGCGCAGACTACATTGTTATCAACGGGTCGATGAATGGTAATATCGATACACTTCGGGTTGATATTCAGAACTTCGCATCGACTGTTTCATTCTCTGGTGGTCGTAAGTACGTTATCCTTGACGAAGCAGACTATCTCAACGCAAACTCAACTCAGCCAGCACTTCGTAACTTTATGGAAGAGTTCTCGAAGAACTGTGGCTTTATCCTGACTTGTAACTTTGCTAATCGTATCATTGAACCTTTGCAGTCTCGGTGCTCTGTGATTAACTTCAACATCAACGCAAATGATCGACCTAAACTTGCTGCACAGTTCTTTAAGCGAGTGTTGACTATTCTCGATGCTGAACGCGTTGAGTACGAACAAAAGGCTGTCGCCGAACTCATTAACACATACTTCCCAGACTGGCGTCGAGTTCTAAATGAACTCCAGCGTTATGCAGCAACCGGTCGTATTGATACAGGTATCCTTCGTAACAAAGGTTCTGAGTCTATTGAGTCTCTTATTGGTCTTCTGAAAGAGAAACGCTTTAATGACGTTCGCAAGTGGGTTGGTGAAAACTCAGACGTAGACTCGTCAACTCTCTATAGGGCGTTGTACGACATCCTTCCAACTAAGATCGCAAGTACTTCTTCTATTGCAAATGCTGTTATCATCTTGGCAGAGTATGAATATAAAGAAGCGTTTGTAGCTAACCCAGAGATCAACCGTGCTGCGGCTATGGCTACTCTCATGGCTGAGTTGTCGGATTGGAAGTAATATGTCTTGGTTTAGTAACTTTAAGAACAAGAAAACACCGTGCTTAATCTGTGAGAAAAAGTATCAAAAGAAGGATATGATTGAGATCAAGTATCGGTATGGAAGTGGCGAGGGAACTATCGGCACCTCACACATGTGCAATGCTTGCAACGATAAGTACAGTAATCAAGAGGAAGAAGAGTATGGCGAATCCGTTTGATTATGTGACGAGTATCCTTCAGACGAAGACTCATATGATGCGAGGTACTGAGAACGATAAGCTAGCAGAGAGTGGATACAATCCATGGCTGACGAATGCTTCTCTGTCGTACCACGAAGATACTATCTTGATGGCAAACCTTGTGAATGGTCTGCATCATTTGCCAAAGCTTGCTCAATACGACATCCTTATAAATATGGTTAGACCCAAGAAACGACAGTTTCATAAGTGGGCTAAAACAACGGTCAGTGAAGACTTAGATCTCGTATGTGAAGTTTATAAATGTAACCGAACAGTAGGAAACGAGTATCTATCTTTATTGAGCGCCGAACAATTAGAATCGCTGAAAAAACAGCGACACAAAGGTGGAACATAAGGATGAATATCGTTGATGATCTTGTAGAGGTTACTCTGCCATCTCAAGATTCTTTCTTGAAAGTGAAGGAAACACTCACACGCATTGGTGTTGCTTCGAAGAAAGATAAAATCTTGTATCAGTCTTGCCATATACTTCATAAGCAGGGCAAGTATTATATCGTACATTTTAAAGAACTCTTTATACTTGACGGTAAAGCTAACACTTTATCTGAAGAAGACGCTGGACGCAGGAACACTATCGTAAATCTTCTTGAAGAATGGGGATTGGTGAAGGCAGTAAGTCCGGAAAAAGTCCAAGATCCTGTAGCTGCCTTATCACAGATCAAAGTACTTCCTCATAAAGAAAAAGATGAGTGGTCACTTGTAGCAAAATACAGTATTGGTAAAAGAAAATAATTGACATTTTGAGTCAGTTGGTATATAAATAAGGGTGGGATGCCGCTATGGGTCCCACCCTTATCCTTGCTAATTGGAGGCATTAATGACTAATCAATACGACCCATTTTCTATTGGCTTTGACAAGTTTTTCGATAGATTCAAAGAACTTCAGACTCAAACAGCTAAAGCAATTACTTACCCACCATACAACATCAAGAAAAAAGGCGATAACACTTATGTTATCGAAATGGCAGTTGCTGGTTTTGGTAAGCACGATATTGAGATTACACTCGATAAAAACACTTTGAAGATTGATGGTCACGTTAAGCGTGATGCTGATGACGAAAAGAACTATCTCTTCAAAGGAATCGCCGAGCGCCCATTTAGTCGCGCTTTCACTCTTGCAGACACGGTTGAAATCAAAAACGCTGAGCTTATCAATGGTATGCTTCGTGTCTGGCTTGACAACATTCTTCCAGAAAAGAAACCACGCAAGGTAAATATCACTGAGCCGAGCGAACCAAGCCAAGGTTCTTACGGCTACCTTAGCGAATAATACAAAATAAAAGACTAAATCTTAGGGGACTTCGGTCCCCTAAGTAGTTGACACCTCGTGTACGATGGTGTATAGTGGTACTAATTACATCATAGGAGTTTGAATGTCTTCTTTCTACACCTCGGTCCATCGTATGGGTGGCAGTATTCTATATCGTGGTTATACTGACAACGGCACACGAATTCACGAGAAAGTAAAGTTTTCGCCTACGTTCTTCGTTAACACCACTGCTGATCGCTGGAAGAGTGGCTGGACTGCGCTCGATGGCACTCGAGTTGAACCGATTAAATTCGGGTCGATCAACGACGCAAAAGAGTTTATCGACACAAATGGCGATGTCGATAACTTTAAGGTCTATGGCAACAATAACTACGTTGCACAGTTCATTAATGAAAAATTTCCAGGAGACATTAAGGCAGACCTTCGTCATATCGCTATTGGTAACATCGATATTGAAGTCAAGTCTGATGATGGTTTCCCTTATCCAGAACAAGCAGCGTATCCTGTTACTTCTATCGCCATGAAGAACAGCAAGAGCTCAATCTACCATGTATGGGGATTGAAGCACTATGACGCAGATAAGTGTAAGACTGTGCCAGAAGGTTGCATGGTTCGATACGTTAAGTGTGATAACGAAGGTGAGCTTCTCATGAAGTTCCTGACGTATTGGGAAGAACATTATCCAGACGTTATCACTGGTTGGAACGTACGGCTATTCGACATTCCGTATCTCATCAATCGCATCAAGCGTATTCTCAACGAGGACTGGGCAAAGAAGCTCTCGCCTTGGGGTATCGTGAACTATCGCCAGATTGGTGTGAAGGGTAAGTCTCTTGACGCTTACGAGATCTACGGTGTTCAACAACTCGACTATATGGATTTGTTCCAAAAGTTTGGCTATGTTTATGGTCCTCAAGAATCATATTCGCTTAATCATATCTGTCACGTGATTCTTGGTGAACGCAAGCTATCTTATGAAGAGTATGGTTCTCTGCATAACCTGTATGAACAAGACCATCAGATGTTTATTGACTATAACATTCGAGACGTCGTCCTTGTCGATAAACTCGAAGAACAAACCGGTCTTCTTGCTCTTGCCTTGATTATCGCGTACAAAGGTGGGGTGAACTATCCTGATACGCTTGGAACCACCGCAATCTGGGACTCGATCATTTATCGCTACCTCAGCGAAAAGAAGATTGCTATTCCACCATCGACAGAAAAGCATCGCCCAGAGTATCCCGGCGGTTATGTGAAAGATCCTCAGGTTGGTCGTCACGAGTGGGTAGTATCATTTGACTTGAACTCTCTATATCCGATGACGATTGTTCAATACAACATGTCGCCTGAGACTATCGTTGAGAACGCTTCATATGGTATGCCATGTGATGTAGACTTCTACCTGAAAGGTGTTGAGCTACCACAAGAGATCCGAGACATGAACGTAGCGGTTGCTGCAAACGGTGCGATGTTCAGAAAGGATAAGCAAGGATTCCTTCCGGAGATCATTGAGAGCTATTACGCTGAACGTAAAGCAACAAAGAAGAAAATGCTTGGTGTAAAGCAGAAGTATGAAGAGACTCATGCCGATGATCTTAAGCGTGAGATGAACCAGCTTGACAATACACAACAAGCAATTAAAATTCTTATGAACTCACTTTATGGTGCTCTCGGGAATAAATACTTCAGGTACTTTGATATTCGTATTGCAGAAGGTATCACTCTCTCTGGCCAGTTGTCCATTCGCTGGGCTGAAAAGCATATGAACTTTGCGATGAACAAGATCATGAACACCACTGCGATTGATTATGTTCTCTATATGGACACCGACTCTCTGTATCTCAACATGGCTCCTCTTGTTAAACAAGTAAAACCTGCAGATCCAGTAGCATTCCTCGATAAAGCATGTGACCAAAGGTTCGAAAAGGTTCTCGAGAATGCTTATGGTATTCTCTTTGAACAGCAGAACGCCTTTAAGAACACCATGGTGATGAAGCGAGAAGCTATCGCTGATGCCGGCATCTGGACTGCAAAGAAGCGGTATATCCTTAACGTTCATAACTCAGAAGGTGTGCAATACGCAGAGCCTAAACTCAAGATCATGGGCATCGAAGCTGTGAAGTCTTCAACTCCTGCGATTGTTCGTGGTAAGTTCAAAGAAGCCTATCAGATCATGTTGAGTGGAACTGAAGGCGATCTTCAAAAGTTTGTGTCTGACTTCTACGAGGTGTTCAAAGGTCTTGCTCCGGAAGACGTTAGCTTCCCTCGTGGTGTGAGTGAGATCGGCAAGTGGCGAGATGGAGGTGCGCTCGTCAAGAGTGGTTGCCCTATTCATGTTCGCGGTGCTATCGTTTACAATCATCATGTGCAATCGTTGAAACTTCGCGACGATGAGATCAAAGATGGTAACAAAGTAAAGTTCTGTTATCTGAAGACACCTAATCCTATCGGGTCTAACGTAATCGCGTTTCCGCAGTTCTTGCCAAAAGAACTTGAAGCTCATCGTTACATTGACTACGATACACAATTTAACAAAACATTCAAGGAACCTTTGAAGCTCGTATCTGACGCTATCAAATGGGAACTTGAGTATCGCAACACATTGGAGAGTTTCTTTGCCTAAAACAATCAAAGACTTTGACGATGACTTTGGTTTCTCTATGGTTGACACCGAAGAGATCTTGAGTTATAATCAACCTGAGATTAACACTCTTTCGACTGAGAACGAAGACCTTCGTCTCAGACTCGAGAAGATGTACAAAGCTATTGATAAACTGCTTACAAATCTATCAAAAAATCCAGACCAAGAATTAATTAAATGGCCGAACAGACTTGAGCGAATCACAGAGTTTCGTCTCAAGCTGGAACGCATTCGTAAAGGAGAAGAATAATGTCGTTAATGGATAAATTGCTAAAGGCGTCTACGGTCAAAATGACCGCGCCTTTGCTCGACTCAAAGGTATTTGGTAAGAAGGAAATGATTCCAACGCAAGTTCCTATGGTGAACGTGGCGTTGTCTGGTAGTGTTGATGGTGGTCTTTTGCCGGGTCTCACGATGCTTGCTGGACCTTCGAAACACTTTAAGTCAGCTTTCGCTTTGCTTATGGCTGCAGCATATCAAAAGAAGTATAGCGATGCTATCATTCTCTTCTATGACTCGGAGTTTGGTACGCCTCAGGCATACTTCGAAGCGTTTGACATCGATATGACTCGAGTCATTCACACACCTATCACGAACGTTGAAGAACTGAAGTTTGATATTGTTCAGCAACTTGAAGCGATCGAGAAGAAAGATCACGTCATTATCGTTGTTGACTCGATCGGTAACCTTGCTTCGAAGAAAGAAGTCGATGATGCTGCTGATGGTAAGTCTGTTGCAGACATGTCTCGTGCAAAGCAACTGAAGTCAGTATTCCGTATCGTCACTCCGCACCTAAACCTGAAAGACATTCCAATGATTGTGGTTAACCACATCTACATGGAACAGGGTCTGTATCCTAAGGCAATCGTCTCGGGTGGTACGGGTATCTACCTTTCGGCTGACAATATCTGGATTCTTGGTCGCCAGCAAGAAAAAGAAGGCACCGAGATCAAGGGCTATCACTTTGTGATTAACATCGAGAAATCTCGTCATGTTCGTGAGAAGTCAAAGATTCCGATCACTGTTACCTTTGATGGTGGTATCTCTAAGTGGTCCGGACTCATGGACGTTGCTGAAGAAGGTGGATACCTTCGGAAGCCAAAGGTCGGTTGGTATGAAGCGGTTGATCCTGAAACGGGTGAAGTGCTGTCGGATAAGCTTCTTCGTGCAAAAGAAATCGCTGACAACGGCGTATTCTGGAAGATGATGTTTGACAAAACCGGGTTCGCGGATTATATTAAGAACAGATATACCGTAGCGACTCGTACTCTCATCAATGACGATGAAGTGCCGGTTGATATTGACGACGAAGATCTTGAAGACTAATAGAACTATAACTGGTGGCAGATTCGCTGCCACCAGTCCAATTGATATGAGGTATGTATGATCGAACAAACAATCTTAGCAGGTATGATTCATAATGAAGGTTATGTAAGAACGGTCTTGCCTTTTCTTAAAGATGAGTATTTTGAAGATCAAAACGAAAAGTTCATCTATACTACGATCAAGTCTTACATCGATGAATATAATGGATTGCCTACTCTCGCAGCTTTAAAGATTGCGATTGATGCATCAAATTCATTGAACGAAGAACGGTACAAACAAGTCAATACAACTCTTGATTCGTTGACTTACGATGAAAAGACTGACATGACTTGGTTGGTCAATACTACTGAAAAGTTCTGCCAAGACAAAGCAATCTATAATGCAGTTCGACAATCAATCCTTGTTCTCGATGGTAAGATTAAAGATCTTGATAAAGGTGCAATCCCAGAACTATTGAGTGATGCCCTTGGTGTAAGTTTTGACACGAACGTTGGTCACGACTTTCTTGAGAACGCAGATGATCGTTTCGACTTTTACCACCGAGTAGAAGAGAAGCTTGAGTTTGATCTTGAGTACTTCAATAAGATCACAAAAGGCGGTCTAAGCAAGAAGTCTCTGTCTGTCGCGCTTGCAGGCACAGGCGTGGGTAAGACCCTATTCATGACACATTGTGCGGCTGCATCGTTGTCTGCAGGTAAAAATGTTCTTTACATCACCATGGAAATGGCTGAAGAACGAATCGCTGAACGTATTGACGCTAATCTTCTTGATGTAACTCTTGATGATCTTCGTCTACTTCCAAAGCCTATCTACAACTCGAAGATCGCAAAGGTAAAGGCAAGAACCGTAGGTAAACTTATCGTTAAAGAATATCCCACGAGTTCTGCAGGCGCGAACCACTTCCGCCATCTATTGAATGAGTTGAAGCTAAAGAAGAACTTTGTGCCTGACGTAATCTTTATCGATTACTTAAACATCTGTATGAGTGCTCGGTTGAAGCATGGTGCTAACATGAACTCATACATGATGATTAAGGCTATCGCAGAAGAACTTCGTGGTCTTGCGATGGAGTTCAACGTTCCAGTCATGACTGCGACTCAAACTACACGTTCTGGTTATGGTAACTCAGATGTTGAGTTGACTGATACATCGGAATCGTTTGGTCTACCGGCAACAGCCGACTTCATGTTTGCTCTCATTTCAACTGAAGAACATGAGAAGCGCGGTCAACTTCTCGTCAAGCAACTTAAGAACCGTTGGGGTAGTGTTGATAGCCCGAAGCGATTTGTAGTTGGCATCGATCGCTCAAAGATGCGTTTGTTTGATGCTGAAGAGTCTGCTCAAGAAGGTATCACTGGTGGGCCAAAGCAGCTTGAGCAACAAGATAGACCTATATTTGATGGTTCTTCTATGGTGCAAGACTCAGACTTTCAACCAGATCATGACTTTGAACCACAGCGACTAAGCAGCTTTAAGAAAAAGAAACCAAATTTTGGAGGGTTTAACTGAGATGGGTTACCGCGTAAATGAAAACAACAACTCGTTCGAGATCGTTGAAAAAGGATCCGAATTGGTTGTAGCTCGCAGAAATGATAAGGATGCAGCAACGAAACTTTGCCGTTCGTTGAACTTAGGGTCTGGGTTTGATGGATTCACTCCACCGTTCTTTACCTTGAAGTATCCAGATGATCATGCAAAAGGAAATACCGCTCAAACTTAATTGAGCGGTATTTCACCGTGCACGATACGTGAATGTTGGGCGGAACCCCACCGGCATTCTTGATGCGACCCCAACTGTTCCATCTGTGATTTTGTATGCTATCACACTTGCCTCTACGTTAATTAACGTGATTACACGCACCCATACGATTATTTATACAAAAAGTGTGCTCGGGCTATTGACATTACTAAAAAAATGTTTATATTACTACTATAAGCAGAGCAAAGGTAGAACAACCATGATGACCTTCGAACAGACCGGAACCGTCTTCACCGCCACCAACTCGATCAAACCGGTGATTATCAACAAAAACCATGCCAACCAATACATGCTCTTCACCCCCGAAGGTCGTCTACTCGACAACTTCACCTCCGCTGGTCCTTTCGTAGACTTCGAATCGGCTAAGCGTAACGCAGAATGCAACGTCGGTATGGCAATGAACTGGAGTGACTTCTAATGACTGCTTTAATCATCCCCGTTATCTTTTTAATTGTAATCGTGTTTGGCCTTCTTTGAGGAAACGAACTAATGGTCAATGTCTATCCAATCACTGGCAAAGTATGGTATCGCGAAAGCACAGATGAGTGGGTGCTAGAGCTGGAAGGCTCTATCAATGATACCCACTTCATTAGTCGCCACACCGAACCTGGTAACATTGCTCCAGAAGATGTTGCAGGACTACCTTCGCTGTATAAAGAGGAAACAAAACTAATGACTGACGAAGAACTGATCGCACGGCTGCGGGACTTGGATACTTGGGTTGAAACTGCCGATGTGCCTGACCTTGCCGCCGACCGCATCGAAGCCCTTGAAAAGGCCCTAAAGGATCAATCTTCTGTCTCTGATCGACTTGCTGAAAGGCTGCACAAGACCGAAGGTCTCTTGGCAAAGGCGGTGGAGGATCGGGATCACTGGTCGGATGTCGCTCGCCGAGAGGGTGTGTGCATGACCTGTCGCGGTCCCCACGGCGCACTAGAGTCGTATGGCTGCACGGATTGCCTGAACACTGGTTATTGTGGAGAACACCACAACACCGTGGCTGACCTCGAGGCCAATCTGGCGAAGGCGGTGGAGGCTTTGCGTTTTTACGCATGGGAGAACGAGATAAGACTACCTAGCGACGGCCCGTGGGGTGCAGGCAGCACGGATTTCGGCAAGGCCGCCCGCACCATCCTCGCAGAGATCAAAGGGTAGTGCCATGAAGACTTGCCCACCATGCAATAACGATTGTAATCAGGGCCGTGATTGCCCACAACGCAAACCGAAGGATGCTTCAACAAAAATTCAACAAACCAGTTGACATTTGGTTCGAAGTAGCTTATATAGATCTAGTAGAAGCAAAGAGGAAAAGCCATGCTACTCGATACGTCTGTTACCGTCGGCCAAAACGTTCGTGCGTTCCTCAATAAGAACGCACGTGGAAAGGTTGTCGCAGCCAACGGTTCGCTGTTGACAGTTCAGTGGGAAGGTGGTAATATTGTAGAAGTTAATCGGTTCAGCGTTATCGTCATGAAACCTGGGTACTAAGGAGCAACGAATGCAAACTGTACGTGAACTTATCGAAGAAGCTATCACAGAAGCTCGCATCATGGAGGCTGCTCGAGAAGTATTCGATGTAGATAACATGCTGCTCACCGCAATGCGCTTGAGTGGTGCACCGTATTCCTTTGTCGAAACTGTATACGAGCGAGCATCAGCATGAACTACTTTGGAGCTACATACACCAAAAGTCGTGATCCTACTGATATCTACTATAAACGTATTCTTGAGATGATGCGTGATTACAATTTAACAATGCAAGATGCGATCAACTGGGATATGGATGGCTTTATGCCATACCCTTCTCGTGGAATGATTCTTACTGATGAAGAAGAGATTGACTTTTATCTTCACTTAAATTATATTCCAGCTGATAGCCGTACGTTTTTCACAGGAGTCGCCCTTGGCTTTTATGACTATACACTCGAAGACAAAGAAGAGGAAACCGACCAAGAGGATGATCGAAGCACAAGCACGCCATGACGAATGGCTTGCCTCGATTGGAGTGAATGGTCGTAAGACACTGAAAGGTGTTGAACACGTAAATCTTCGTGAAGGTATTGTTGAGAACGCACAGCTCACGAATGGTATTGCTGGTAACGGTACAAAGAAAGAAGCTAACGTATACACCGGCGACTACATCATGGGTATCGCCACAATGCACAAGTCAAACGCTGTGCCGATTACAAGCGGCGAACAAGCGATTGAAGTATCACAAATGAGGAGGAACTAAGGTTCCTCCTTTTTTATAAATACTTTAAAGAATCTTAGAGGTCGTTATGGTTAAACCTTTTTCTAGCTTTGCTAAATCAAAATCTGATATTTACAAAGAGATTGCTGATCTTTTGAATAAGATCGGAAAAGACAAAAACTATCAAGTAGCACCAACTTTACCGATGGGAAAAGTCGGTAAAGATAAGACTACGCGTGAATTTAGAATGCAGCTGATCGTAAAGACAGTTGATACATCTGAATCGTTTGTTACGCATTTGAAAGCTGGTCTGCGTGGAAATAAGATTTTCGACGCGAAATACAACGTAATATCACCAAATAGTTCAAAGTACTCGAGTTACACATTTACATATAAAGGTGTAATCGTTGATGCCGTCATTGCTCGAGGTGCAAACAAAGGTGAGAACTTTGAGACCCAGACCGTTGAAAATCTCAATATGTTTTTCATGGGAGCATCGGAACAAAGTTTTGCTAAACTTGTAAGACAAATGGAAGAAGAATATCCACCATTTGCCGATACTGAAATTGTAAAAGTGAATCAGCGCAAAGGATCGACGAAAAAGACTGGAATACCGCTAGAAGACTTAAATGCAGTCATTGGCGACATTGTTCTCACTGATCGTACTGGAAAGAAGTGGTATATCTCTCTGAAAGACGTAAGTGGTGGCACAGTAAGTGCGTGGCCAGGCGGTGGTTCTATCTTTAACGCTAAAGGTGATCTGGTTGGAGATTCAGAAGGTGCAGAATTTCTTCGCACCTTCGGTGTAGATCTAAACAAAGTTCAAAGTGGATTTGATATTCGAAACAACATCGATCCTAATACTCGTAGTAAACTTAAGACATCTAACGCGAATGTATCACAGATTGAAAAAATCTTTGAACGTGTATGGGGTCTGAATTACTTTTATGTTCGTAAAAAATCGGGCGGGTGGAAAGTATTCTGGTTAGACCGCAACAAACTCAACGAACTATCACAGGGTATTAAGGTGACAAGGATTGATTATCCTGGAATAACTTCAAAGTCAACACGAATTTTCTGCGAAAACGCACATCAAAAATATCTTATTGAGATTCGAAACTCAAAGGGTGGCGAGTATCCAAACGACATTAAATTTAGGGTAATACCATAATGCTATCATTCGACAAGTTTCTCGTAGAATCAAAGAACACTCACATGGAGCATCTAGAGGATAACATCCTGAATGCTGGTGTTGAAGGTGCTCGTCAATCGATTAACTATCTTCGTTCTCTTCGTGACATGCTTGCTGGCAACTCTACGAAGTCGGTGAATGTCACTATCAAATGGGACGGCGCGCCCGCAGTATTCGCAGGCATTGACCCAAGCGATGGTAAATTCTTTGTAGCAAAGAAGGGTATCTTCAATAAAGACCCAAAGGTGTATAAGACACCAGCTGATATTGATGCAGATACATCAGGTGATTTGAACACTAAGCTAAAGATTGCTCTTGAAGAGTTATCAAAGCTTGGTATTACAGGAGTGGTACAAGGTGACTTCCTATATTCGAAAGAAGATATACGAGAAGTGGATATTGATGGAGAACCGTATATTACTTTCCATCCTAACACGATTGTTTATGCGATACCGAAAAAGAGTCAACT